CGAAGTGGAAGACACCGTCAAGGACGCTTCAACCGCAGAGACGGTAGAAGCCGCACAGTCAGTAACGGCAGCTGCTAAGCCAGCCGCCCTTGCGAACCCGCTAGATTCACAGCGTGTACGCACACCAATCGTAAATAAGGCGACTTACCTAGAGCACTCAGTTCGTGCAACACTAGGCAACGAGCAATCAAAGTTGTATGTTGCAGCAGCAGCAGACACAACAGACAATGCTGGTCTTGTACCAACACGTCAGCTAACAGAAGTAATTAACGGCATTTCAAATGCAGATCGACCATTTATCGATTCAGTCAGCACAGGCGCATTGCCTGACGCTGGAATGACTTTTGAAATTCCTAAGATCACAGTCGCACCAACAGTCGCAGTAGCGTCTGAAGGCGGCACACCGTCAAACACAGACATGAATAGCGCGTTTGTTTCAGTGAATGTTCAAAAGTTCATTGGACAGCAGACATTCAGTTTAGAAATTCTAGATCGAAGCTCACCAGCGTTTTTTGATGAGCTTGTTCGTCAAATGGAATACGCATACGCAAAGGCAACAGACGTTGCCGTTGGAACAGCACTTATCAACGGTGGAACAGACGGTGGAAACCGCGCAGCACTAACAACTGGTGCTTTGGTTGCTGACTTTGTTTCAGACGCAGCAGTTTCAATTTACAAGGGAACATTGGGCTTTGCTCAAAACATTGTTGTCTCACCTGAGCAGTGGGGCGCACTTATGGGCTTGGTTGACGGATCAAACCGTCCAATCTTCCAACAGACAATTAACCCACAGAACGCTGGTGGTACATTGACTGCAACAGCGATTCGCGGGAACCTACTTGGTCTAAATCTACGCGTTTCAACTGCACTGACAGACGGTTCAGGAATTGGCGACAACACATTGATCGTTGTTAACCCAACTGCATACACATGGTATGAGTCTCCACGTCTGCAACTATCAACAAACGTAATCAACACAGGTCAGGTCAACGTTGCTTATTACGGTTACGGCGCAGTGGCTACAAAGCTTGGCGCAGGTTCATACCGTTACATGGTTTCATAAGAAACCCACACTAATCATGCGCTACGTATCCTCCCGAGCGTAGCGCAGCCGAACGAAAGGAACCGAAATGCCAAGTATCATTTCAACAGCACAGTTGCGAACAGTGCTTGGCGTTTCGGTTTCCTTGTACCCTGACAGCGTTTTAGATGAAATAATCAACACCGCAGAAGCTGTCATTTTGCCCATGCTTGTGGCAAACACATCTGCAATCGATTCATACAAACTTGAAACAAACGTCGCTTACTTTTACACAGTGCGCCCACATTATTTTGTTGAGGGTCAATCAGTCATTGTTACTGGTCTGCCTGCGCCTTTCAGCAATACATTTACACTTTCAAAGGACATTGGTGCCCGTTACTTTACAGCCAGCCTAGTAAACGCTGACGTGGCCATTAGACCTATTGTGCCAAACGGCACAGCTACGCTTTCGGGTTATTCTGCGGCCAATCTTTACGCAAATTCACCAGCAATCGAGTCTGCCGTTTTAGCAGTATCAGTTGAAGTGTTTCAATCACGCGTTGCAGCTGGCGGCGAAATCCAGGGCGTCGATTTTACGGCCACGCCTTACCGCATGGGTCGCAGCTTGACCAATCGCGTTTCAACACTTTTGCAGCCATTCTTGGACGTTGAAACCGTGGTGCAATAATGCCCGCCAACTCAATCGCCGAAACAAGATCAGCATTAGCAAACGCATTTGCGTCACTAGCTGCCAACATTTATCCAAGCGTGCCAGAGTCGCCGATCCCACCTGCAATCGTAGTTGTCCCAGATTCACCCTATGGCGAAGTCGTGCTTATTGGTAAAAACGAAGTAAAAGTCAAACTTAATTTTGCCATTTCAGCAATTGTTGCTTCAAACAGCAATGCTGGATCACTGGACAATTTAGAAAAGCTCATCATTGGAATTCTTGCGGCAATGCCGTCAGGATACGTTGTAGGCACAATCGAAAAGCCGACGGTTTTGGAAGTAGGACAAAGCCCTATGCTCGTGGCCGACATCACCTTTACTATTGGTGGCAATAATTACGACGCCCAAGCAACAAGCGCAGTATTGTCAAACAGCCCAACAATTGAAACTTACCAAACACTTGACGGCAAGGTGTACAAGCACATTGACGATCAGTTTACATTCGACGTTGAAATGCTTGCAGACTGGGGCGCAACAGGTTCACTTTGCGAAGGCTTATGGAATGCAACAGAATCAGCACCAAACACAGGTATCAGCACAGTCATGACAGCTGCCAGCGGTGCAACATTCACATTCCAGATTTTGCCAGCATTTCCAAGCGTGGGAGGCAGCGCACCTGACGCACAGACAGTATCGTTGTCATTCACAGTAATTGGCACACCAGCCGAAAACTTCGCTTAAAAAACAATCGGGAGGAAAAATGAAGTTACCAATAACAATTGAATACAACGACGGCACGCAGATCACTTACACAGCTGCACCGCCTGAGTGGGTTAAATGGGAAAAGCACACAGGCAACACCATTGCACAAGCGCAAGAAAAAATCGGTATTTCCGATTTAGTCTTTTTGGCCTATAACGCCATGAAACGCGAAGCTGCGGGAAAGCCAGTAAAGCCAATTGACATTTGGACAGAAACAATTGCCGAAGTGATCGTTGGTGAAGCAAACCCAAAAGCTACCCAGTCGGAAGCCTAAATGGCAACTGAGGCAATCAGCTACGACAAGGCTGAATTGCGTGCCATTGTTCGATCATTCAAAGCAATGGACGAAGAAGCTACTAAGCAAGCAAAAGAAAAAACCTCAGAGCTTGCAGAATACGTAAAACAAAAAGTCATTGGCACAGCGGGATCAGCAAATAACCGCGTTGCTTCAATTATTGCCAGCGGTGCAACCGTTTCCAAGTCATCAAAAATTGGTGAGATTTCCTATGGTTTTGCACGTCAAAAACTAAGCGGCGGTGGCACGACTCAACAAGTTTGGGGCGGCTATGAATTTGGATCAAATCGTTACAAACAATTCCCAGTCTGGTCAGGCCGTGAAGGTCGTGGATCGCGCGGCTGGTTCATCTATCCGACACTGCGAAGTGCTCAGCCTGAGATAGTTAAAAAATGGGAAGAAGCGTTTTCAACAATTGTTAAGGAGTACAACTAATGGCTGGCAGTCGTACCCTCAAACTTTCGATTCTTGGCGACGTTGACAATCTCAACAAATCGCTTAAAACCGCTACACAGGACGTTGAAACCTTTGGCGACAAAATGGGCAAGGTTGGAAAAGTCGTTGGCGCGGCTTTTGCTGCCGCAGCCGCCGCCGCTGGTGCTTACGCAATCAAAATCGGCGTTGAAGGCGTCAAAGCCGCCATTGAAGATGAAAAGGCACAGACACAGCTTGCATTGGCCTTAGAAAACGCCACAGGGGCTACAAAGGCACAAATTGCGGCAACCGAAGATTCGATTCTGCAAATGTCATTGGCAACTGGTGTTGCTGACGATCAGCTACGCCCAGCATTGGGAAGACTGGTCAGATCGACGGGCCTGCCGAATTAAAGACAATGTCATTCACCCAGGTGCAGGATAAGCTAACCGAATTGTTTGGCGGTGCAGCTGCGAAAAATGCTGAAACCTACTCAGGTCGAATTGCTCGTCTGCAAGTTGCATTTGATGAAGCAAAAGAAACTATTGGTTTTGCCTTGCTACCAATTCTTGAAAAACTAATAGGTTTTATTAACAACAATGCTTTGCCAATCATCAACGCTTTTTCAGGGGCATTTAGCCTTAACGGCAATGGGCTTGGTGGAGTAATTACTTCATTGGGCAACGTTATTGTCAATACTTTTACGCCGATCATTAACGGTTTGCTAAAAGCTTTTGCATACGTCAAAGATGCAATTGGTGACAACGCCGATACTTTTAGGGAGTTTGGTGTGTTAATAGCAACGTATGTTGCACCAGTTATCGGGACAGTTTTAGGCGGTGCTTTACAAGTTGCAGGAAAAATCGCAGGCGGCGTTATTGACGTTATTGCTGGCGTTGTAAAAATTTTGAATGGGTTAATTTCTGGTGCTGTCGCTGGAATTAACGCTTTGATTTCGGCTTACAATTCGATCCCATTTTTACCAAACGTCGGAAAAATTACAACGCCAACAGTGAGCGTGCCAACAATTGCTACACCAAGCGTTTCAACTTCAGTACCTTCAATTCCAAGCATTACAGTACCTTCAGGTAACGGCACAACAACGTCAAGCGGCGGCGGTGTTTCAACTGCCGCAAAAGTTGCTGCCACAGCTGCCGCTGCAACAAACGTCGTTGCAGGTTCATTTAATGCGGGATCATTCAGAATGGCTGAAGCGCGAGATAGTGGCACAACAATTAACTTAAACGTCAGTGGTGCGTTTGACAAAGAAGGCACTGCCCGCACAATTGTAGAAACTTTAAATAACAGCTTCTATCGCGGCACAGGTGGCGCAACTAACCTGCAAATCGCATGACCCAGTGGAATCCAGTCTGGTTGGTTGAAATTGACGGCGTTGAATACACTGACGCGGTTTTGGCAAATCTTGTCATTCGCAGCGGTCGAACAAATATTTACGAGCAGGCTCAGGCAGGGTATGTCAATCTTCAGTTGATCGACGTCAATCAAGCTGCAATCCCAGTTTCGATCAACTCGACAATTGGCGTTTCAATTAAAAACACATCAGGCACGTTTGTGCCTATTTTTGGCGGCAACGTCGTTGACATTGGTTTGGAAGTCCGTGACGTAGGTTCGACCATGTTTACTCAGA